ATAAATTAGTATAGTAATTAGCATCAGAAAGTACATTTTTAACAGCTTTAACTAAAGCTTTTTTAACTGTTTCATTAGTTACTTGTCCACCCATCTTAACTAATTCATAGTCAAGACCTCTTTGAACTTCAAATGGGTTAGCTTTATCAATGTCAGGAATTACTGACATAAGTGATTTAAGATATTCGTTTGTAGTAGCCATTTATATATAAATATTAATTATCCCTGCCCAACTGACAGTTTTTTGTAGTTTTTACTTTGTTTTAATTTACTTGATTTAGTTTTTGCATGGATTCCTGATCTTCTCTTCTTTGATTTTACTTTGTAAAGTGATGAAGCTGAGAGTGTAGTTTTTTTAGCTTTTGCCATTTGTTAAGGTTTTAATTTTAGTTTGTAAGTCTTTAATTTCACTAACCATTTTTTCTAAAACCTCATTAGTTCTTTTTAAATATGTTAAATTTTCATTAGACTGTTTTAATTCAGTCTTTAATCTATTTGTATATTCTAATATTTTATTAATTTCTAAAATACGTTTACGTACTTCTTTAATAGCATTATGCAATTGATCAGCTGGTTTACGTGTTTCAGCTGTTCTTTTAAATTGGGAATATTTTACTTCGTTTAAAGCTTCTTCTTTTGGTTTAACAATGTCATCATAATTTTTCATTGTTAAAGCTTTATTGTTAGCACTTAAAGATATAACTTTTTCTGTCACATCATGTAAATCCATGTCATTTTTAGCATCTTCTCTAGCATATTCCAACATACGAATAAATAAAGGAACATCCATAATAATAATATCTTTTGGATTTTTCTTAACTTCATTCCATAAATAACTAGCATCTAACATATCTTTTGGTTTTACTTCTTTATAACCATAAGATTTAGTATAAACATTATCTTTAGTTCCTTTAACAAAAGTAGAAGGTAAACCTGATTTATTAGGAGTTGGATTTGGTCTTGGGTTATTAGAAACTTCTGTTTTAAGTTTTTTTCTTAAAAAAGCATATTTAGCTTCTATACCAGGAACACTAGCTGTGGTTGAAATTTCTTGACTTAATTTTTTCTTAATATAAGTCTCAATAATTTTTTTAATTTCTTCTTTACTTCTCATGATTATTTAGATAATTCATTTACTAATTCATGATACTGAAGTAGAGTAATAAGATGTTCATCTTTTACTATTTGTTTTTTAGATAAAGGTTTAATTAGATTAATAGTTTCTTGTAATTTAATTTCAACCATTTTATCATCAACTTTACTCTTTAATTTAATTAAATTTTCTCTAATCTCAGTTAAATTTTTATTAACAAATCTTCTTAAATAATCAACATTAGAAATATTACTAATATATTCTTTTAAAACTAATTTTTGTTTATCAGATAAATTAGAATATTTGTTATTAAATTTTTCAATCAATATTCTGTATGTTAATATACGAATATCTTTATCTTGAGTTTTAAATTCTTGAATAATTGTATTTTCAACATTTTCAGAATTTACACTACTTTTTGTTATATGTTCTAATAAAGTTATTTTATTAGTTAAGATTTGATCTGGGGTTGTAAAAGATTTTAATTTTTTAATTTCAAATAATGTATAAATGGCAGCTGATGTTTTATAGTTATTTATTTTATTTTTAAAAAAATTAGTTAAATCATAATGTTTTTTAATTTCTCTAATTAATGAATATTTTTCTTTATTAATTTTTTCTTCATCTAATTTAAGAGATAAATCTAATACAGTATTAAGTAATAAATCAGCTTTTGATTCATCCAATTTATCACTATTTAATACAGAATGATATAGCTTTTGTTCTTTAGCTAGTTCTGTATTAGTAAAATACTTTTTAACTATCTTAACAGCTGATGATTCTTTTCCGGCCATAACGTCAGAAGCAATTTGTCTGACCAAAAGCTCAAAAAGAATCCCAGTGTTTTTATACTTCGAGTGTTTAATTGTCATGAAGGTATAATTATACTACTTATAAATATATACTTATTTTAGTTCCTCACGGATATTTTCTTCATTTAATAAACTACTTCCTTTAAACATATCAGTTTTTCTAGGTAATCCATCAAACATATTTTTATTTTGTGAATATATAGCAGCTGCTGGTACAGATCGTTTAATATTTTCTCTAATTTCTTCATCATCTTTATATTTACCTTTCATAGAGTCAACTCCTAGTCTATCTCTACCTAAAGGATCTGTTTGAGTGTTAATAAATGATGGTTTATCTTGAGGTCTACCAGGCATGTTTACAATATTAGGCTCATTTTCATCAAATCCTGGAGGTACATCTTTAGCAGTAGTATACCTACCTTTACCATAAGCATTAGCTAATTGATGTGGTGTACCATATACCTGACCTGTTTCTGCAGGATCATTACCTTCCTCTTCAATTTGTTTAAGTCTGAAAGTACGTTTTTTATCTTCAGCTACTAAATCTCTATATTCATCAAATTGATCTTCACTAAAGTGGAAAATATTATCATATATCCAATTTGAAGGTAATAAAGATGTTTCTTGAATATCTTTAGCTAAAGCAACTTTTTCCTTCATTAAAGCAACTCTTTCTTGATCATAAATGATAGATGGAGTTGTTAAATTTAATTCAAAGTTAGTTAAACTTTCATTATCATAACCTTGAGTATATAAATGTACTAGAGCAATTTTAGTAAGTTCACTTAGTAATATACGTTGAATACGTTCAATAGTGCGGGCAAAACGAATATCTTCAGCGGCTAATGTAGCTTTACCACTTAAATCTTTTTCATATCCTAAATAAGCTTTAGGTACTTTTAAAGCAGCAAATAATTTTTCTCTTAAATAAGCTACATCCTCAATACCATTATATTCTAAACCTTTAGCAGTATCAATTTTTGTTGTTGAGTCACCACCTCTAACAGGAATATAAATATCTTCTAACATGTTTTGCATGTTAAATTTCAAATTATAATTACCAGTATTAGGATCAATAAATGGAGTTTTTTTAACTTTTTGCATCATACGTTGCATATAGTTTTCAACTTCATTTGGTGGAATATTACCCACGTTAACATAAAAAACACGTTTTTCTGGGGCACGTACAATTCTATGAATTAACATAGCATCTTCCATTAATACATACTGTTTAAATAATTTTCTTCCTGGTTCAAGATATGATCTACCATAAGGTAAATAATTAACATCATTAATTAATCTGAAATGAGCCATTTCATAGTTTTGAAATAGAATACCTGTATCTTGACCAGAATAAGAAGCATAATTAGCTGTTACACCAGTAGCAGCTGTTGGATCATACCTAAATCTAACATAAGCTGGGTTTTGTGGATCAGTTCCTTCCTCTCTAATCATTGTGTATGCTGAGAATGGAATAACATTATATACTCCATATTTTTCAGCTATTTCTAATTTCAAATAGAAATCACCATATTTACACATATTACGAGTCCATGACCAAAGATTAAATTCAACATTCAATACATCATAAAATAGATTATAAAGAATTTTTTGAATATTTTCATCACTTGATCTGATTTGTAAAACTTCACCTTGTTCGTTTTTTAAAGTACATTCATCTGAAACAATGTCTAATGCAGAAGACACAATAGCATCTGTATCCATTGATTCATAGTCAGCATATAACTGAACACGAATGTTTTGATAGTTTTGAGCAGAATTTAAATTATAAATTCCAGGACCTGAAGTTGTATATATTTTTTGAAATCTATCAACCAGTGAGTTTGTTTGTAGAACACCTAAAGATTGAATTCTATCAGTATCCATAACGGATAACTGATTTCCACCTGTGTTTCTAATAACAACATCAGATGAGAATAGTCTTTGTAGTCTTCCAAATAAAGAAGTATTTGCCATTTATATATAAATATTTATTATCCTATAAGCCAGTTTAAGTTTTCTTTTCCTCCCATACCATCATCCATTGTCCATGGATCATTATGAACATTATGTGGTGAATAGTTACTTGACATAACAGGCATATAACCACTAGATATACTGTTTAGACTAGCTCTAGCTAAGTCAATACCTGTTTGTTTAAAACGTAAACTTGTATCACGTAAAAACATAGCAAATCCAAAACTCATAACCAAATCATCATTATAACCATCCATAGATTGTGCTTTACCATTTTTCCAAACAAATGTTCTAAATTCCTCTAACAATCTTTTTGATTGTACTGTAACTGAACGTTCGTGAATATAACTAACAAGTTTTGAGATAACAAGCGGTCTTGTACGAAGAGAATTAGTAAATCCAGGAACCATACCATTTCCATTTTCATATCTATCAAGATACATTTCAACATTAGTTAAAGCCATATCTGATTTTGGAGAGTAATATAAATTTCTATATCCTCG